TATATATAGCATTACCATCAGTATCGTCAATTCTAAATGAGGAACTTGAACTTGTTCCATTAAAATCAAACGAAAACACATACTCGCCAGCTGGTAATTTAACAGGAATATTGTCAACAACATATTTTCCACTTGTTACAGTTTGGTTTTGAGCATCCAACTTATTCTTCCCGGCACCACCAACCCAAGGACTATCATACCCGTGTAGGTCCTGCTGTGGCTCTAATGTCACTTTGCATTCCTCAAGCGGTGCTTCCATCGCATCTTCTATAGTGATGAGGTCTCCACTTGCTTCGCCGTAAACCTTAAGCTCGGGCACTAAAATATCCGTGCTTACTCCGTCAACAGCTATGCTTGCCACAGCCTTGCCCTCTGTCTGTATCTGAGTGACTTCTACATCCGAACCGCCTCCGTGTTCTCCTGCTGTGGTTCTCTGCCATTTGGTTGCATCCCATGTCCCTGTCACTTCATCCTCAAGGCACTCGTACATTAACAGCTCGTACATGACCACATCGCCTGTGTTATAGGTCTCGGTCATGTCATATGCAGGCGCAAGGCTGACTTGTGTGCTGTGCATCACATCGTCAACTGTATCCATGTTGCTATTAATAACTCTTATATCTGCACTCTCTGCCATTGTAGGCTTAGTAAGTGCATAGTTCTCTGTATAGCTTGCCATACTTCCTCCTTACCATGTGTGCTCATCATATAGCGAGCCCCAAGTATATTCATAAACATCGCCCCAAGTCATGCCATCATAATAAATGGATGTCTTGTTCAGAATCATTATGTCTGTAAATGGTTCAACCTCGATGCTGTCAGTAATATCAATGAGTCCGATTGTGTCCTCTGCTCCTATGTCTATCGGCAGATAGGTTGCAACTGTCACATCATCCTCAAATGGTATAATCTCAATGCTGTCTGTTATGTCTATAAGTCCGATTGTATCTTCTGCATCAATGTATCCGTCCCAAGCTCCGACAGCAACAAGTCCCTGTCCCCAAATAGTGCCTCTTGCGTGTCCTTGGTCTACTGTTATAGTCCCTCCGAGGGATTCAAGTGCAACCTGCCATCTATATAGTGTATTCGGCTCGACATCAATGACATAATAGAGGTTGATGATATGCTTTCCGTCCTCTGACCATGTTTCCGTTGGCTGATAATCGAGAACCTCCGCTCCGTCAAAGTAATATTTGACTTTAGCTTCAACCTCTTCCAATGTGGCATCCGCATCCGCAAGGATTTCTGCTTGGAAGGTTACCATCCGAGCCTCCATTGTTGCGAATCTTATATATATAAGCTCCTGCTCCTCATTGTCATTGATGGTCACGGATTCGGCATTCTTGAAGGTGTACATCTGAATGCTATTCTTATCCGTCTTTGACATAAGCCCTGCTATGTCTTTGTCAGTCTTGTTTCTTGCTGTGGCAAGTGCAGGGTTTGCTCCGAAGCCTTCCACCTTATATCCCACCGAGAACACATACTCATAGTACATGATGCACCCGACAGCTCCGTCTCCGATGCCTCCATCATTGACTATGATGTCTCCGAGATCGTAAGCAGGCGTGTTTAGATACTGTGTCTGAAATGGCGTGTAGTGTATCTTCTGAAGAGCATTCAGAATAGCCATGCACCTCTGCTTCTTGGTGGTCTCAGTTCCGTATTGCAGAAATGGATTAGTGCCGAGGTTATATGTCAGCTTGTTGTCGTTATCAAGATGATAATATTTATATTCCTCGCTCTGAGCATCCGTGTAAGCTATGCCTGTGTACTCTGTCACGAAGTCCGAAAAGGAACTCCCTTCAAACCTCATAGTCTCATCTATGGTGTCCGTGGTGGTGTCCGTGTACTGTCTCAGATATAGCTTCCCATCTCTGCCCATTGTGGCGAATGATGCCAATGTCTGACAGAGCCAAAAGAGTACATCTCGATAGGTCTCACAGTCATTCTCAGAATATAAAGCAAGTGCCTCTGTTCCGTTGGTCAAGGCTTCAACCTCTGCCTGTGTCATTCCTAACTGAACTCTACAGTCTGTGCAGAGCATCTTGAGGATTGAGAATGGTGTTCCGATAGTGGTTGATATATTCCAAGCCTTATCAAACTTTAACATCCCATCGTATGCGGTTATTTGAACTCCCTCATCCGTGTGGTTAGCCTCTGCAACATAAAAGACTCCAAGTGGTACATATTCGTAGCTTGGAGTCTGATTGGATATATTCATTCCTTCTTCTGCGCTGATCTGAACCCCTTCCCAAGTATTCCGAGGTATGAGTCCACTCCTTAAAGTCATTTTTAGCTGTGCAGTATACACCGAGCCAATCTTGACCTCATCGCCCTCGGAACATTGGTTTGTTATTGAGAAGGTATTTTGAACTACGACTGATCCATCATAGTTTGTTCCTGCAATCTTCAGTTTTAATCTATAATCATTTATAGGCTTATCAAGGGCATTGATATAGTCCTGTGATACGTTATACATATTATATCTCCGTGAATGTTGGGCTTACTGTCCATAATCCTTCCGATGTTTCAACGTACTCTGAGTTGTTCGCAAGAACAGGATTATAACCTCTCATCCTGCACACATAATCCCTGCCTTGATATGTCAGAGTTATGGTGTTCGATGTACACCACTCTTCAAACTTCTTCAGCCAAAAGGATGTTAAATTCCATGTTCCTGTGAACTCATGCTTATCGAGTCTCCGAACCCTTCCAAGCTCTGTTCCTGCCTCTGACAGATTGATGGTCTCATCCGCTGTCATTGTTGGGCTGAAGCCTGTTGGATTCGGAATTGCTACTCCGTTTATCTGTAAGAATCTTTTTCCTAACATTTATCTTCCTCCGCTCCTTAAAGCTCCGCCTTTCATTACTTGAGCAACAGCCTTCTGAAGCTGTCCGTCACTAATCTGCACATATACGTTAGTGTTGCCCTCCGCAAGGCTGAGTCCTTGGATGCTTGTGTTGATAGCTCCGAGTTGTGGTGAATAATCCATCTCTCCCTGCATAGTGCTTGAGACGTTGGAAACAGCACTCTCCACCATCGGGATGTTACTTTCAATTCCTGTAGCAAACAGCTTCATCATATCGGGCATCCACTTATAGTCATCAGCCATCGCACCTTTGGTCGGATGAGAGTGTCCGAGGTAACTCTGAGCTACAGATGCCAACTTGTTCGATGCACCACTTACAAGGTTAATGTTGCCGAGTATTCCGCTCACGAAGTTCTTGACCATATCAGCTCCCCACTCTCCTGCGTGAGATATTACAGAGTCGAGACCTTCTTTGATGGCATTTCCTATACTCTTTGCGGTGTCCCAAAATGCCTGCCACATTCCTGATATGGTTTCTTTGATTTTATTCCAAGCCTCAGATACACCTTGTTTGATGTCTTCCCATTTCTGTGCTATGGATTCTTTTACTCCGTCAATAAGTCCTGTGATGGCATTGCATATATTATTCCACCATTCTGAAGCTAATTGACAGATTGAATCCCATACTCCTACTACGGTCTCTTTGATTGTGTTCCATGTATTCGTGAGCCATGTCCAAAGTCCGTTAATAATATCAGATATGGTCTGCTTGATGCCTTCCCATATATCGTGTGCTAACATCTTGATTGCATTCCATAGTGTCGATATGAACTCCTTGAACGCTTCCCATTTAGCTTTTATCCAATCAACGATAGCTCCCCAATTCTTGATTATAGCAATAACCGCCACTATAACTGCGATTACACCTGCCCCCACCGCCACAACAGGAGCTATTGTAGCTATAAATCCGCTAATAGCAGGAATTACAGTCCCTGTGATTGTAGCCCCAAGACCTGCCAAGCCTGCTCCGCCTGCTAATGTACCAATCCATGTAACGAAGCCTCCGATTGCTCCGACTATAGTGCCAATAGAACTGATTAGCGCACCGAGAATCATCACGATCGGTCCGAGCACCGCAAGAAGAAGCCCTGCCTTGACTATGAATTTCTGTGTGCTTGGTGAGAGTTTCTTCCATCCGTCTGAGAGTTTCTTGATTCCGCTTGCAAGTTTATCAATGATTGGAGCAAGCGTCTCTCCGATGGTCGAACCGACATCCGCAAGAGCCAGCTTCATATTATTAGTGGCGGTTTTCATCTTATCGATAGGGTCGAGAGTGCCTTCAAATGTATTGTTGACATTATCTCCCCAATCCTTAATGATGTTATCATATTCGGTAAAAGACAGCTTGCCTTCCTGCACCGCCTCTGCGATTTGAGGTCCTGCTTTAGAGCCAAACAATTCCATAGCCATTTGCGCCTGTTCTGTTCCGTCCTTCGCTCCAAGCATATTGGCTTGTAGTTCAGCAAGAGCCTCATCCATGGTCTTGCCTTCCTTAGTCGCATTTTGTAAAGCCTTCTTGAGACCTGCCATCACCGCAGATGAGTCCACACCTGCTTTATTCAGTCCACCGAGAAATCCAATAGATGAATTAATACCAAATCCCATCTCCTGCAGAGCCACACCATTTGTTACTAAAGATGAAGCAAGGTCATCAACCGACACTCCTGTTGCTTGCGATTCTGCCGTTAACAAATCCAATACATCGACTGTGCTATCTGTTTCCACTCCGTACATTGCCATTGATGCTTGAACTTTATCAATCGAGGAAGAAACATCCGTATCGTTTATCTCAGCAAACTTGATGAAGGCTGTTGACAAATCTTCAAGTTCCTGCCCTGTTACATCGAATCGTGTTGCCACTTCTCCGATAGCCTGTCCTGCTGTGTCAAAGTCTGTCGGAATCTGAGTTGTTATGTTTTCAAGGATTTGCTGATAATGTTCAGCAGACTCTCCGACCGCTCCCGTCTTTTTGGTTATGGTATCCAACGCACCATCAACCTCATTAAAACTGTCAAGAGAAGCCTTACCGAAGCCAAGAATAGGAGCTGTGATGGATTTGGTCATATTACTGCCGAGCTGTTGCATACTGTCTCCAACACCTTTTATTTTACCGCCGAGCTCCTGCATCTTCTGTCCTGCGCTCTGTATCTGTGCAGATAGATTAGCCATCACCGAGTTGCTACCCATTCCGTTGAGAGCATTCTGCGTGTTTCGGGCTTCCTCTTCGAGCTTTTTGAGCTCTGCTGTTGTGAGAGCCACCTCTGCTTGCAGGGCATCATATTGGTCTTTGGTTATAGTTCCCTCTTCAAGAGCCTTGGAAGCATCCTCTGCGACCTTTTTTTCCGCTTCGAGCTTTTCCTTCGTCTGCTCGATTGCTTGATTGAGGAGTCCCTGCTTCTGTTTCAAGGTGTCAAGGTTCTTCGGGTCAAGTTTAAGTGCCTTGTTAACTGTTTTGAGGCTGTTCTGAGTGTTTTTTAGGCTCTTATTTACCTCATTAAGGCTCTTTACAAGTCCGCTTGTCTTGCCCTCTATTTCGATTGTTATTCCTTTGATGTTTCCTGCCATATCATATCCCCATTAACTTCTCATAATCCGACTTTGTTCCGAGTTTCGGATATTTGTAGTTGTCGTTTCCGTTTTCAATAATGACATCCATTAACTGTCCCCAAGTCAGAGAATCCATCTCATCCAAGGTGAATCCGACCTGTTTCCCTCGCAGGATAACAAGGGCTGAAGTCATCACTCTGCTTGTGGGCTCTGAGCGTTTTTTGGTGTCACGCTCGTCTTTTTATTCTGCATATAAATTCCGAGTATTTCCTCGGCATTGTTTTCAATCTCATACGAGTCAAGGCTGTCAAGCCAATCAAAGAAGTCCTCTTCTGTGAGGTTCTCCACAGCTCTCCATCCTCCGAGCTCTGCCCTCTTTGCCATTATGAAAGCAATCTTCCTGATCAATTCGGGCATTTTGTCCTCATTTTCCGTGGAGTGTTGTAAGCTATACGCTGTATTGATATTGAATACCTTATCCGCCATGTGATCTGTCATAGCTGTGGCTTCAAAAGGTATCTTTGTTTCACCGATATATATCTCTGTTCTCATGTTTCACCTCGTTTTTATTCAAAAAAATGGAGCGGAACTCCGAAAAGAACCGCTCCGTTAATATTATTCGCCAACAGGCTGTTCCTCATCCTCATCATTATCCGATGAGGGCGTGTTAGGGAGTAGTTGAAGGCTCATATACACTATCGAAGAATGTGTTATATCCTGTCTGTCCCTTTGTAAGCGTAGCCTGTATCAGATTGCAAGCCTCACCATCGAGAGTCACTTCGTCAGCTCTTCCAATAGCCTTGATGGTTACTGTCTGAGTCTGAACCTCTGTTCCGTCCTCTGTGGTAGCTGAAGATGCTTCGGGTCTTGAAGCTGAACATTTATAAAATACTGTTCTCTGACCGCCAACATCACCGCTTGTTTCATAGCCGAATGCGAAATACTTTGTTACTGCATTCTTTACCTCTACAATCGCTCCGTTTTTGTCCTCGATGTCTCCGAAAATATCCTTCTTGAAGCTGTTCGGAACTGATGCACTCTCAAAGTCTCCCTCATAGCTGGATGCTGAAGATGTTACATAGTAAACACCATCATCCGCATAGAAGTCCTCCTGTGAAGCATTGTTCTCAAGTCCGATTGACACTGCACCCGGCCACTTCTTCCAATCTCCATACGTTGTTGTAACTACGCCGGTCTGTGGGTCTGTGGTTTCTGTCAGTGGTGCATAATATGCGTTTTTGAGTCCAAAATGAACTTTATTCTCTGCCATTTGATAAACCTCCAAAATTGTAATATGTAATGGTCAACTGCTCATCCTCAACGATTGCCATATCAGATGTCCACGGTATCCCATTTTCTTTTAACTTTTCTCTTATAGTTTCATGAAGCTGCGGATTAATCTGCTCGCCCTCATATACCCGGAACTCTACATTCAGAACCTCATAATATACCACACTGTCCGCCACAAAATTGTTAGGCTGAGAGATATGATAAGTTATGAATGGAAGAGGTGTTCCCTTTTTAATTCGATTAAAGCCAACAGGGATTCCGAAGCTTGATAATAAATTATAAACGTCTGTCTGTGTCATAATTCTGCCTCTATCTCCTCTTGAATCTTCGCCTCAAACTCCGTCTGGCAAAATTCCTCAACAGGCTTAATGTGCGGAATAGCTGCAGTGCTCTTTCCGGTCGCATGACCATGAACAACGATTTCGTGACCATTTTCCAGAAGATGCGTAAGCTGATACTGCTTATTATAAACAGTCACCTTCTTGGCTTTATCCTTCTTTTTAGTCCATGCATCCGCATAATGACCGCCTTTGCCCTGTCCTTTCGGAGATGTAGCCTTGAGCTTCTTAACAGCTTCCTTCGCAGTCTCATCTGCTGCTTTATCAACAGCCGTTTCGACAGCGTGCGGAATTTCCTGCAGAATCTGTTGTATAGTTGAAGCCAGGGCTTCTGGTCCTATCGTTATTCCTTTAGCCATACGTTACACCACCCTTCTTCTCGAGATATAACTCGATTATGTCGGAATTAGCTGCACGATATGTTCTGTATATTCCGTACCTTGTGCCGTTAATCTCGGCAACTGTCTGATCAGCGTACTCAAAATCATAGACTGTGACTACATATTCAGCATT